AGCGAATTTCCGGAGTCAAGAATCTGACCCCCTCCGGCCCAAAAAGGCCTAAGTCCAATAAACGATCCTACACTATCGTATAGGAATCGTACCACTGTTGCACGCACAGACTGATTTCATCTGTGCCTATCCTACCGTCCGTTATGTATTGCGGATGTGTGTTAGCTTTTATCTCTATCCTGGTATGTTTCTGGATAGGCTCGGGTTTGACAAACTCGAGGGAGTATAGATGAGCATCCAGGCTTGCCTGGTCGGTCGCTATTTCTCCTAAGCTTACACGAGACAAAGAGGCAGTTGTGAAAAACTCCTGCCACAAAGGGAAGTTGTATTTCTTCCTTTGTCTCATTCTCTTCGGTCGAACCTCGTCGAAGGTGCCAGCAAAGGCACCATCGCCGTAGGTGATCAAATTGCCATGTACATCATGGCCGAAGAGGGGGATAGCGGGTCTCGTTTTAAATCTCGTCATTCGTCTGTAACCTTTAAAAAGGTCATAGACTGCAGACGGGACGTAACCGCCGGTATGCTTCACGTACCATCTTAGAGCGTTGTTATGCAATAAGAAGGCATCGAAAGTAGTTTTGGCGGGAGCCCGGTAATAGAACGGTGTGACGTCCCGAGAGTCGTAGTAGTGTTTACCACAAGACTCACGGAATTTTCCATCAACAAATGACTTTCCGTCATTAAAGGTGAATCCATAATAAAACAGGACCTTTTTAAGTAATGGGACTGCGTTTCTCTCTACGATGATGTCATCACCGTAGGTGCAAACGTCAACCGTACTACAAGAGGACAACTCACTGCACACAAGAGCTATGGCCCAAAAAATCATGGACTCTAACTCGAATGTGTAACCATTACCCATGGAAGAAATCTTCTCAAAGGTAAAATAGCGATCGCCTATAGTACCGCATTCACTGCGGGCTTCTAGGAGTAAGTCGTACCACGCGGGCGGGAACAAGTCCTTAACGCAGAACAACGACACAGAGTCCGACGCTGAAGAAAGATCAACGGTGGCTAAAACACCACCTTTTGCTCCCTTCAACGCCATAATCTGATTACGCAGTTGCGTGTTCAGGTTCAGGCCAGCGTGTCTTAACTTCAACCGGAGTAACCGACCAATTCCTTTCTGTATAAACATATTACAGTCAGGTTCGATAGCGATCACTCGATCAATGTCAGAACTCTTTGGAACAGTAGTGAGTCGGTTACCCTCAACCAATGCGACTTCGCTAAAAATACGCGGGTCGACATAATTAAGGAGGTTCCGACAATTAAGCGTTACTTCGGGGATACCCTGAAGCTTATAATAGAGGGAAGATGTTCTGCGACCCAGGCGTGTTGAAGCGCCAGGGCCGAAGCCAAACCCTCTGGACATTAAGTGATACTCCGGATCCGAGGAGAACCCAGAAGGGTCTTCACTATCGGGGCGACGTAGAATTTTAGCTATTTTTAATCGTGCAGCATGGATTGCTGCATGAACCGATGGATCTGGTATAGATCCATCGAAGTTAAACTCTATTCGCTGATTATTTCGGAGTCCACACACTCGTTCTGTCTCCCTGAACTTATCGAAAGCTCGGGATTCTCTGAGAAATTCGTCGGTGGTGTCTGAATCACAGTATTTTGTTTTATACTGAGACAGCAGCCATTCACAGTCGAATCGTTCAGATTCAGATGGGGTTTGCTTGGAGAGTTCTCGAACGTGGCCTGTGAAGGCTGCGAGGAAAACTTCGGCATTCCAAGAGTGGTCAACGCGAGTACGCCCATTAGGGCAAGGACGATGGTCAGACATAGGATTATCCCAATGTAAGTGGGTCCACCAGGATGGTAGACCTCTGAGTGCAACTTTACAGACTTGCGAGGCATCTTAGAAGATGTTCGACAAGTTCCACACTACATCTTTAATCGTAGCGTGGTTGAGAGCATTGAACTGCAAAGCAAGCAGATCTTTGCGCTCCTGTAAGGTCGACCGTGCAGGAAGGAAAAAGTCAGTAACCGCCTGAAGCGTATAAGCAACAGAAGGAGCTGGCTGAATGCCTGAACCAGTACTCGGTGACGTAACGTCGAGGGTGGGCTTATACATCTTAATCCGCACCTTGTAGACACCCTTGGCTAAATCAGTCGGTGCGCGATTGCTCACGCTCAGACCAACGTAGCCAATTGGGATACCGCTGGACTTTTCAGCGTACATTGCAACAAGATTATCGCGTTGCATTGGGTTGAACGTCTTAGCGACGGGTGTATTTGCACCATCATTGATGGTAATATCAGAGCCAAAAGCTGGCATATGCTTCTCCAAAAAAGGAAATAAGTGATAGGGTTTAATCCCAGTTATTTCTTGCACGCCTGATTAAGGAGTGCAAGGGCATTTAACGCATGTTTGTTACTAAAGGGGTTCTTGAAGTACGGACGCCGACCAATAGGAAAATCGCCATAAATCTGACGACTACCTGCTGCTCCGCGTATATGCTCCGTGTAGCCCTCTAGCCGGTCAATACCATAGGATCCCATCTTGCGATCAACTGTGTAAATACGAGAAATCTCGTACAGATGATAATAGGTGGAGAATCCTTTATAAAAGGTACAACCGAATGTAGCACCCATTGAGTTAAGGTATGCCCCAACGGGCATAAACCAGTCAGCAACGAAAGAAAATGGCAAAAGCTCCCACGCTAGATAAGCAGGATTAGTAAGGCCCATAGCAGTCTGATTGGCCAATATACTGTTGGAAACAGTATACCAGATTTTACAGATTGCTCCGGCCCGACCTTCCCCACCTGTCCATTGTACGACTTTTTGGCCGTTCGATGTGACCCAGGGTTGTAGATTCACCGTCGTTTTATCATTAATATCGGAAGGAAGCCAAAAGCTTCCCTTAACATCAATGAGATAGGCAGCAGGGTTCTCTTTGTCAAAAAGAGCTCCTGCTTCGCAAGCATTGAAGACATCCCCAAGTAGGGGCTGCCAGCCGTACTGCAATGAGAGCCATTGTCGCGAGGTTTTATCAAGACCTTTTGACGGTAGTTTACGACGGAGCCTAGGATTGCCAAGAGCCCGACGAGCCCCAAGAAAGTTTCCCTTCTTAAGGTGACGTATGGCATTGGCAAGAGTAGCAGCTGTCTCGCCTATTAAAGCGATAGTCTGCTCCCTTTCGGCAAACGCTTGCGCAAGGTTAAACTTCTGATCTTGGATCTTGAGTCGAGCCTTCGTTATAGCGTTAGATTCTGCCTCAGCTTGTAACACTGGTGCAACAGGAACCCCTAATTGAGGGAGTCCCCATTGACCTGGAGCTACGTTACTAAGACAGCCGAATTTCTCCATAGTCCAACCCGTGCTATCCTTCGTTTTTAGCAGACCATTAAGGCCAGCTGTATACGTTGTATAGCGATAGGTATAAGGAAGTGGAAAAAGTTTCTTCGGCCAGGGCTTAGGTGTTTTCGTTAGAGTCTTGTAGACGTCCCTATAATGGTACGTCGTAGCTGTCGAACCGGTACTAGAGACCACGCCCGATGTGTCGCGAGACACATAAGGTTGAGGTACACTGATACTGATCACGGCAGCAACGACCCCCATTTAAAGCTAGGGAAGGATCTCCAAGCCTCACACGAAGGACACGCACAGTGAAGTGCAGCCCTTTTTATGTAACTATAGTGTAACACTAATAAATACAAACATAGCCAGGTAAACGGTGATGTTACACTACCACGAATAACTTGTGATAATACAACGCCGTAAGTAACAACATGGCCCGAGTACAGTCCAACACGTGGAACTCTGGAGACTTTAATCATTGTCATTCCTCAATTTACTGAGGAGGACACGATCGAGGTCAAAAACCAGAGTCCTAAGGTTAAGAACTAGTGCCTCGGACGTAGTGTTACACACCCGACATGGACAACCCGCGAGACTGTTCATCAACTCCTTCCATTTAGGAAGGTCGTCTTCGATCATCTCGTGAGGTTCATAAATCACCCCAATTAATGAGGACAACATGGTAAGGGCGTTAACAACGCCTGTTAGACACGCTGCATCTCGCACAAACGGAGCCTCAGGAAAACTCCCATTCGGCAATGGTCTGTTAAGACTTTTTAACGCATGGATATTTTCTTTCATAGAGGCTCCTAAATGTGTGATTGAATACCAAATAAAAATCTGGCATGAACGTTAGCAAAAGCTAACTTGTCAGTCGAATACCGGGAATAACTCCC